TGCAGGCCGCCTGGGTGAACTTAAGTCAGCAGCAGCCAACACAAAACCGGACACGCTGGACACCATGACCCTTTGCGGTATGCTCTGTACAACGTATGCCTCTCTCAGATATTACGGCAATCAGATCGGCGGGCGGTACTACGATGCTCTTAACCAGTTGGGCGGGATCGCAGCCAAAAATGACCTAACCCTGTACCAGTGTGCCGACTTTGCCTATGACCAGATCAAGTATCGGACGGGCTATCTAAACGAGCATGGCGTATTTATCAAGGAAGCACCATGACAGCAACAAACGACATTACCGGCGACAAGATTCAGTCTAGGGTACTATCAAAGCAAGGACGCGATAATTGGGATAAGATATTCAACAAGAAATGTACTTACCCTGAATGTAAGTGTCCTGTAGACCTTCATTCGGGTGACAACTGTGTACTGGGACGGGGTAAAGTCTATGCCATTGAAGAAGGGATACAGCAAGAAGTCAGTGTCTGCTAACATCAAGACCGAGATGGCCGCCGGAAAGCCGCAGAAGCAAGCAGTGGCGATAGCGTACGCAAAGGCTAGGAAGGGCAAAAAGAAATGAATTTAGCCTATGTCGCCGGTTTTATAGATGCCGATGGCTGCATTGGTTTTGCAAAGAACCGCAGCTCAGTCTATCCAAGGCTTATCATAACCAATACTGACAAAGCGGTTCTTGAGGAAATGCAAACAGCTTTTGGTGGGGACATCAAGCCGCTGTCAAAGCGAAAAGATAACTGGAAACAAGGGTATTATTTAAGGCTGTCGTGGAGTAAGGCGGTTGATTTAATTGCTAAAGTACAGCCATGGTTAAGAATAAAGCAGGATCAAGCGGCGGCAATATTTGCTTGGGATGCAATCAGGCTGGGAACCGGGAAAAAAACATCTGACGAACGACAGCAGTACCATGAAGCGATTGATTTTTTGTTGGCATACATGACATGGCTTAACAAGAGAGGCCCATGTTTAGAAGAAAACCCATTGGACTCAGAAATGAAAGCAATAGCTCTGAGCGTAGCCGAGAAGGCCAAGAAGAAAGCGAGGAAGTCATAATGCCAGCAGGCAGACCGGCTAAGTTCAAAACGCCTGAAGATATGCAGCGGGCGATAGATGAATACTTCGCCATGTGTGACGAGGACAATCCTCCGTTAATTTCTGGCCTCGCCTATCATCTTGATATGGCTACAGAAAGCCTGAGACGATACGGGGAGAACGATCAATTTAGTGCGACAGTAAAAAAAGCAAAGCAAAGAGTCGAGATGGCTTTAGAGAAAAGACTAGCCCAAGCATCGCCAGTGGGGGCAATCTTCAGCTTGAAGAACAATTTCGGCTGGAAGGATAAGAGCGAGCAAGAAGTCTCAGGCCCAGACGGCGGCCCAATCAAAACAGAGTGGACAATCAAGGTAGTCGATGCCGGAAATGCAGCTACCTAAAGTCCTTTTGCCGCTGATTCATAAGCCTAAACGCTTCAAAATCATCATCGGCGGAAGGGGAAGCGGTAAATCGCAATCGGTCGGGGACATCTGCTTAATGGATGCCCAGACGCGAGGGATCAAGACCGCCTGCTTTCGAGAGTACCAAGTCACGATGGATGACTCGGTGCTCTCTCTCCTATCCTCAGAGATAGACAGGCTTGGGCTACAAGGCTTCAAGTCACTTTCAAACTCGATTCAGTACGATGGGCAGGATGCTTTTAAATTCCGAGGACTCGCTAGGAACCCTGAAGGCATCAAGTCCATGCATGGGTTTAAACGGTTCTGGGTGGAGGAAGCCCAGACGATCAGCTTTGAGTCGCTAAAGGCTTTGACTCCAACGCTGAGAACCGATGACTCGGAAATCTGGATGACGGGCAACCCAAGGCATTCAAGCGATGTTTTCTCTCAGCGATTTATCAAGCCTTGGGAGAAGCAGCTCAGGCGCGATAAATACTACGAAGATGACTTACACCTTGTCATCTGGGCCAACTACAACGACAACCCGTTCTTCCCCGAAGTCCTCGAACAAGAACGAGCATATGACGAAACCAACCTGTCCACGGCTCTCTATAGACACATTTGGCTAGGGGAGTATTACGACGAGGTTGAGGATTGCATTATCCCTGTGGAGTGGTTCGACGCTGCCATTGATGCCCACGAGAAGCTTGGCTTTAAGCCCGAAGGGGCTATTATTGCCAGCCATGATCCTAGCGACGAAGGTGGCGACTCTAAGGGCCTAGCTATCCGCCGAGGCTCAGTTGTGCTACAAGTCTGCGAAAAGATCACAGGTGACTCCAACGAGGGCATGGATTGGGCGCTAGAAGAATCACGCAAGGCTGGTGCTGATTGGTTTGTCTGGGATTGTGACGGCATGGGAATTAGTCTCAAGAGGCAGGTAGAGCAAGCCCTGTCCCATACCCGCACACAGTATTGGATGTTCAGGGGTAGTGAGACACCAGACGATCCCGAAGGCACTTACGCTAACGACAAAGAGCAGCGAAAGACCAATAGAGATACGTTTTTTAACAAGCGGGCGCAGTATTGGTGGAAGCTCAGGGAAAGGTTTGAGAATACCTGGCGAGCGATTGAGCAGAAGAAATACATCAACCCAGATGACATGATCTCCCTGTCCTCTGGTATTGAAAGCCTCGACCAGCTCAGGGCCGAGGTTTGCCGCATTCCGCTAAAACGCAACAATAATGGTAAGATACAGATCATGAGCAAGATCGAGATGGCGAAGAAGCCCTATCAGCTTCCATCTCCCAACATGGGTGACTCCCTTATGATGGGTATGTTTTCGCCCAAGGCTAACGCGGCGCAGGCTGTCAAAATCAATTTCAGTGGCTGGGGTAACAGATAATGGCTGACTACGAAAACGGATCAGAGCTGGATTCCGAGAACGACAGCTATCAAAGCGAAGTCGAGAAAGAGGCGGCAGAGGAAGTCTATTCATCCTCCGACAAGTACGATTCCCACGCCGATGTGATGAATATGCTCTCCAACGCTCAGATGGCTGACCACGACAATCGCGAGAAGGCGCGGGAGGCCCAGCTATTCATTTCCAAGAGGGACGGGCAGTGGGAGCCGTACTGGTGGAATAACAACATCAACAAGCCCCGCTACACATTCGACATGACCAGCCCAATTGTTGACCAGATCGCCGGAGAGCTTGAGCAGGCGGACTTTGATGTGGTCGTTTCACCCGCTGGTGGAAGCGCAACAAAGGAGGTTGCTGAGGTCTATGACGGCATCATCCGCAACCTAGAGACTATTTCCAACGCCTCGACAACTTACGCTGCTGCTGGGCGGATGGCTGTTACTTGCGGCTATGACGCATGGCGTGTTGTGCAGAAGTTCGCCGACGATAACTCCTTCGACCAAGACCTTTTGATTGAGCCTATCCATAACGCTATTGACCGAGTGTGGTTTGATCCGGCCTCTCTTATCCAAGACAAGTCAGATGCGCGTTATTGTTTTGTCCTACACCCTATTGCGACCGATGAATATCGCGCTCGCTGGCCTGAAGGCTCTGGGTCGTCTGTATCAGATGACCGCGAGGGGGATGCCTACTATGACAAGGCCGAGGTCGTGGTAATTGGTGAACTGCTGTACGTCGAAGAAGAAATGCGCGAGCTTGTCTTGATGTCCAACGGGCAAGTCCACGAGGTCAACGATGATTTCAAGATGATCCGCGATGAACTCGCCATGCTGGGCGTGACCGAGGTTCGACGCAGGGAGCGCAAGTACAAGAAGGTATGTTCTAGGCTTTTTGATGCTAATGGCTGGCTGGAGGATGATCGGGACACGGTATTCTGTTACATCCCTGTCGTTCCTGTATTCGCCAACTTCAAAGTGCTTGAAAACAAAACCATCTACTACGGCGCTGTCGAAAAGTTGATGGATTCCCAGCGTGTTCTTAATTACTCGCTCTCCCGCGAGATTGAGGAAGGCGCTCTGGCTCCAAGGGCTAAATACTGGATGACCATGCAGCAAGCTGCTGGGCATGAGCTTCAGCTTCAAACGCTTAACACCAACGCCGATCCGGTGCAGTTCTACAACCCCGATCCATCTGTTCAGAATCCACCTCCGCAAAGTGGTGGCGCTCAGATCAACCCAGGGCTCAGGAACATCTCCGAGGCCATGCGTGGCGTGATTGGCATGTCTGCTGGGATGTTCGCCTCTAACATGGGCGATAACCCCGGCCTTCAGTCTGGTGTTGCTATTGAAAGGCTGCAAAACAAGGGCGACAACGGCACCTTTAAATACTTTAAAGCCCTCGAAATTGCCATTGCCTACACAGGCAAGATTCTTGTCTCTGCTATTCCCAAGGTCTATGACAATCAGCGTCAAATGCGCTTGATGTATCAGGATGGCAGCTTTGAGATGAAGGCGATCAATCAGGAAGTGATTGATATGCAGACGGGCAAAGTAGTGAAGGTCAACGATCTGTCGGTCGGGACGTACGATGTCACCTGCAAGGCTGGCCCGTCATTCCGAAACCGTCAGGAGCAGACTCTTAGAACCATGCTGGAGCTGGCTCAGGTTGACCCGTCATTGCTTCAGTTGGGTGGCGACCTGCTGCTGAAGAACGTGGTCAGTCCGGTTGCAGATGCTCTGGCAGAACGCAGACGCGCTCAGATGATTGCTCAGGGCATCATTCCTGAAAAGCAGATGACCGACGAGGAAAAGCAAGAGCTTGCCATGAAGTTGCAGTCTCAGGGTCAAGCACAAGACCCGAACATGGTTCTGGCACAGGCTGAAATGCTCAAAGCTCAGGCCCAGCAGATGCAAGCCCAGAATGATGCGATGAAACTTCAGTTGGAGACCATGAAGCTTCAGATTCAAGCGCAGAACTACGATAACTCCAACACCAATAGCCAGATTGACGCGCAAATCAAGGCTTTTGACTCTGAGACCAAGCGAATTGACACTCAGATCAAAGCAGAGCAGGCAGGAGCAAGAATCAACCTTGACAACACCTCGGCCCTTAGCAAGCAGGTGGACACGCAGATCAAGGTGGCTGAAGCGATGGTTCCACCGTTTATGAGGCAATAACATGGCTGAATCAGCACTCAGAGGGTTAGTCCCTAGACCGCAAGAGATTGTTGCTCCTACACGCTCATGGAATCCGCTTAACCCAGCTTTCCGCGACACTGTTTCAAACGCAATGTCGAACCTATTGGGGTCAAGCAACATCGCTGGCCGCGAAGGTTATGACCGATCACGCTATGCGGATATGCTGACAGGCTCGGTGGACTTTGTTCCAGGCGTTAGCGAGGCTGCTGGTGTTGGTGATGTTCGCAGAGAGGTGAGCCAAGGCAACTATCCTGGCGCTGCTTTGGCCGGTGTTGCGACTGCTTTGGGTGTGGTGCCTGTTATTGGAGATGCGGCGGCTAAGGCTGTTCGTGGTTTGGATATGTCTCAGGCTGCTAGGATGCAGAGGGCGCAAGAGCAATCATATCTTCCAGAAACTGTTTATCACGGAACTCGATCTGATATAAGTGAATTCTCGGTGCAAGAGCAGGTTAAAAAACAAAAAAGTGATGCTCCTCCTGGTGTATATTTTTTTAGTTCCAATCCTAGGGTCGCCGGCTCATATTCCGGAGCATCCAGAAGCCCATCGGGGGCTGCAAATATTATTCCAGCGAAATTAAGAATGGAAAACCCTTTAATTATTGATGCAAAGGGCAACCCATGGTCTGAAATAGATATTACAAATGAGATCATGAGCACTATTGATCCGAGGCGTTACCCGTCGGCACAAAATAAGCTCCCAGATGGAAGCGGGAAGGATCGCGTCTTAACATTTAGCATCAATGACCTTGCTTCAATTGCGCGGCAGACTAAAAAATATGACGGCATAATTGTGAAGAATGTGCAAGATTCTGGAAATCTGAGGGAAAAAAGCGTTGCCGACACTTACGCCGTTTTCGACCCATCAAACATTCGATCAATCAACGCAGCCTTTGACCCAGAAAAGCGCGGATCAGCTAACCTCATGGCAGGCGTTGGTGGCGTTTTAGCTGGCGGCTCCGCTTTGAGAGCATTGCTCCCGCAAGAGCAGGAAAGACAGCCAGATTGACAAATCTCGCCAAATAGTGGCAGGATAAGCTAAGGCACTCGGCCTACTCCGAGGCGTAGTAAAGAGTACACGACTCCTTTCGTGGCAAATTACCTATAGGGGCAATCATGAGCAATCTGCAACCAGATGACGGCGGCTATTTGATCGAGCAAGAGGAGATCGAGGAGACGCTAGAAGCTGAAGATCAGGAAATTGAGCAGGAGGAAACTCCCGATCCTGATTCGGAATCAGACACCGATAGTGGCAACTCAACCCACGATAAACCCGTTGAGTTTACTGAGGAACAGCAGAGAATCTTTAACGAGGCTGTCGGGAAGAAGGTATTTAAGCTCCGTGAAAAAGAGCGAGAAGCCGAAGCCCTACGCAAGCGTCTTGAAGAACTTGAGGCAAAGATTCCCCAGCAAGGACGGCCCGTAGTCCCAGAAGCTCCAGACCCGTTTGCACTCTCTGACACAGAGTACAGACAGAAACTGGTGGCGAGGGATCAGGCCATCCGCGAAGCTACTGCATGGGAAGCCCAGCAACAGGCACTGCAATGGCAGCGCCAGCAGGCTGAAATGGAGCAGCAACGCAGACAGCAGGAGAGGCAGCAAGAAGAAGTCAAAGCCTACGCAGAGCGAGCCAGAAAACTTGGTGTCGCTGCCGAGGAACTTCAGGAAGCTGGAACTCTGGTTGCAGGATACGGGATTGACCCAGCACTGGTGGAAATGATTCTCGCCGATGACCACGGGCCACTTCTGACGAAATATCTTGCTCGGAACCAGTTGGAACTTGAGCGACTTGTGCAGATGCCAGTGACCACGGCGGCTGTGAGACTAGCGACCGAACTTAAAGCCAAAGCTGTTGCCATGAAACCCAAGGTAACTAAAACGCCTGATCCGCTGAACCAGCCTCGAAACGCTGGGATCAGCCCGAAGCCGAAAGGCCCGGCAGGTGCCACTTTTGAATAGGAGATGCCAACATGGCTAATAATCTTAGTAGTAACATAACCCGTAAAGTCGCTCGTGTATTCCTCGATAAGTTTGAGTCCAGCCGTGTTCTGACACGCACTGTTGACACTCAGCTTCTGAGCAATCAGTTCAACCCGTCTACTGGCTCCACTGTCGACTTCAAGCGTCCTACGGACTACAAGTCCATCCGTACCGCTGGCGGTGATATTTCCGCGTCCACCAAGTCTGACATCATTGCCGGTAAGGCATCTGGTGTGGTTCAGGACTACTTCACAGTCGCCACCGAGTGGACAAACATCCAAGAAGCTCTGGAACTGGATCAGCTTGAGGACATTCTGGCCCCGATGGCAACCCGTCTGGTGACCGATCTGGAACTCGACCTGTCCAGCTATATGCTGAAGAACTGCAACCTGAAGTACGGCTCTCCGGGTACTGCAATCGATGCCTGGTCTGACGTTGCTGGTGCTGCTGCATTCATGCAGTCCATGGGCGTACCGATGGAAGGCGAGAAGTACTACGTTGTTAACCCCTTCGTAGCAGCAACTCTGGCCTCGGCTCAGACTGGTCTGCACGCTGGCGACAAGTTGGTGATGACCGCCTGGGAAAAGAGCCAGATTAGCCCCAACTTCGCTGGCCTTCGCGCTCTGACCTCTAACGCTCTGGCAAGCTACACTTCAGGCACTGCCTCTGACCGCGCTGGTACTCTGTCGGCCAACCCGACTGTGACTTACGTGGCTCACAAGGACACCATGAAGCAGACGCTTGCTGTGACTGGTTTCAGTGCCAACGCTACCGTGAAGGCGGGCGAAATCCTGACTATCACTGGTCGCAATCGCCTGAACCTGTCCACCCGCACTCAGATCGTAGATGGTGCTGGTGCAGCCATTATCTTCTGCGGCGTGGTAACTGCTGACGTTACTCTTGATGCCTCTGGTGCTGGTAACCTGGTAGTCGCTGGCGCGGCAATCTACGAAGCGAACGGCCAGTACAACACTGTCGCCTCTGCGCCGGTTAGCGGTGACGTAGTAACCCTGCTGGGTTCTGCTTCTACCGTGTACCAGCCTGCAATGTTCTACCACAAGCAGGCATTCGGCCTTGGCACTGTGAAGCTGCCGAAGCTCTACATGACTGACACGGTAGCAACAACTCAGGATGGCATGAGCATCCGCGTCACCAAGTACTCTGACGGTGATGCGAACACCCAGAAGATTCGTTTCGACCTTCTGCCTGCTTACGCTACGTTTAATCCTATGTTCGCAGGCCAAGCCTTCGGCGTGGCGTAATGCTATAATGATAATGCGCCGGGGACTAATTACCCCCTTGAGCTAGACTTCCCACCTAGCGAAGGCGCATTAACTTAATCGGGAATCTTTGGGAGAAGATGCCATGACTTACGAAGAATTTGCGGAAAACTTTTCATACTGCCCTGAGACAGGAATTATTACGAGGCTAAAGGCTCCGTGTAATAGTGTTAAGGTAGGTGGCGAGGCGGGATATGTATCTAAGACTGGAAAATTAAAATACAGGAAAATTGAGTTCAAGGGTGTTTGCTATGCGTCCCATAGACTAGCATTTTTGGCAGTTACTAAGGCGATGCCGGAGCTAGAGGTTGACCACATAGACGGAAATGGTCTGAACAATAAGTTTTCTAATTTAAGATTGGTTAGCCATGAGCTAAACATGAAAAATAAAAGTCTGTATAAGACTAATAATACCGGCCAGCCAGGAGTCTCGTATTTTAAACAAACAGGCAAATGGCGAGCTGCAATAAGTATCGGCAAGATTAAAAAGCACATCGGTTATTACGATTCAATAGATGATGCGATTTCGGCTCGAAAGGATTATGAGCAATTTCATAGCTATCACCAGAATCACGGAAGGAGCGCCGAAGTCTAATGAAAAAAGACCCGCGACTTGAACGAGCTGGCGTAGAGGGCTATAACAAGCCCAAGCGCACTCCGAACCATCCGACGAAATCACATATCGTGGTCGCTAAAGAAGGCGATCAGATTCGAACAATTCGCTTCGGCCAGCAGGGAGTGAGCGGCTCTCCTCCCAGAAAAGGCGAATCCGAAGCAGACAAGAATCGCAGAGCATCATTCATGGCTCGACACGCTAAAAACATCGAAAAAGGCAAAATGTCAGCGGCATTTTGGGCCGCCAAGGAAAAGTGGTGATGAATATCTGGGTAAAGCCTAACGGCACTGAGATCGCAGTAAACAAAGAAAGCGAACAGGCTGCTATTGCCCTTGGCTGGGTGCCTAAAGAGGCCAAGCCTGAGCCTGAAACGCGCAAGAAACGCCTTCCTCGACACAAGGACTAAGCCATGAAAGGTCTATACGCAAACATCCACGCTAAGCGTGAGCGAATCAAAGCTGGCTCTGGTGAGAGAATGCGTAAGGCTGGCAGCAAGGGCGCTCCAACTGCAAAAGCATTTAAGCAGGCCGCTAAGACTGAGAAGAAGCCGAGGTTTGAATAATGGCTACCGTTGCTCAAGTTGCGAAAGCGTCACTCCAAAGAATCCTCGTTCAAGCCTCTGAAGCTCCGTTAGAGGCAGATGAATATCAGGATTTCATATTCGCCATGAATAACTATATGTTGTCTCTGGACGCGCAGGGTATCCACCTTGGATATACGCAAGTCTCAGACCTTGCCGATCAAGTGACGGTGCCGGTCGGTGCTTTGCGTGGCGTGATCGCAAACGTGGCGATTGAGGTGGCTCCCGACTACGGCGGCGTGGTGACAGATGCCCTGGTTCTACAGGCTAGAGAGGGTCTACAGGCGATGCGAATGCTTGGTCAGACCATAGGCGCAACCCGTATGCCTTCCACGCTTCCCATCGGTTCTGGTAACAGCGATTCTGGGTATGGCTGGACTTGGAACTTCTACCCCGACAGTGAGGAGTCGATCCTGGCTGAAACAATCGGAACGATTGCATTGGAGAATCAGACAAATGGTTGATCGCGCCTATGGTGTAAAGCAGAGCGACTTCACGGCCCAGACCAGTATCTTGTCAGGCTCTTACCTTGGCTTTTTTGCCAATGGTTACAATTACAAAATTTCCTACGACAACTTCCTCGGAGGGCTTGGTGTCACGGGGACGATTGCCCAGGATGGTGCTGTATCAGGCACTCCGATTCTGGACATTCAAGGGACTGACAATTTCATCCGAAACATCGAGGATGGCGCTGGTATCGTCACCAACGTATCCCCTGATAACGGCATCGAGATCGCTCACAACTTCTCGGTCAACACGACTGGCGAACCTTTGATGCAGAACATTGCGGCGGCCAGCCCTACGTTTGTTTCTCTGGTAGGCGGGACGGGGATTGCTGTAGCAACAAGCGGGCAAACGATTGAGATCAGCTCTACCAGCGAGGCTACTTACGCCTCTGTCTCTGTCGAGGGCAATGCCACAACGACAACGATTAGTTCAACTGCCACTCCGGTCAAGGCTGTGGCGACATTTGTTGTGGGAGATGTGTCAGCAGGATTTACAGCCAGCACCAATGGCCGGATCACCTACACAGGCCAGACCAGCAGACACATTGCCAACGCGATTGTGACCCTAAACGTATCATCTGGCAGCAACCATGCTCTTTCTGTTTACATTGCCAAGAACGGTACAGTGGCATCCACCAAGATGACAGATACCATTTCCGCAGGTGCACCAAGGGCAATAGCGACATTCTTTAGCGGTACGCTAAACCAAAACGATTACCTTGAAATTTTTGTACAAAATGGCTCTACAACTGACAGCGTGATTGCCGTAAACGCTGTATTGAGCGTCCTCTGATGCCTGTATCTCAACTGCCGATTACAAATGGATTCTATGTATCCAATTCCTTGCCGATCTCGGCGCAGGAGTGCACGAATTGGTATGTTGTTGTTGAGGGCGCTCCGGCGCTGGCTCAGGAGACGCTTAGAGGAACTCCGGGCATTGAGCAAGTAGAGACCAGCGGTGTTGTGCTGCAAGCTAACAGAGGCGCTCATACAATGGCTGGCGTCCCCTATTTTGTGAACGGGGGCAAACTGTACCGGCTGGATCAAACAGCGACAATCCCTGCTGAGGCTTATGACCTAGTTGAGTTGGGAACTATCGCTGGGACTGCGCGAGTATCAATGGCTGATAACGGCACTCAATTGATGGTTCTTGTGCCTGGTGGTAATGGGTATATCTATAACCACGTTACCGACACTTTCTCCCAGATCACAGACCTCGACTTTGATGCCAACGGGAACCCGCAGTTTGTGGTGTTCGTGGATGGCTACTTTGTCTGTTCGACGGATACTAAGAAATTCATCGTATCAGCTATAAACGATGGCCTAAGCTGGAATGCCCTCGACTATGGCACGGCAGAGTCCGATCCCGATGTGATCGTGGCTCCCATCGTGTTTAAGAATCAGTTGTTTATCTCAGGGAGCCAGACCTTTGAGGCTTTCCAGAATATCGGCGGGTCAGACTTCCCTTTCCAGCGAACGGGATTGTTTTTGGATAAAGGCGTTTTCGCTCCTTACTCGCTAATCACAACCCAAGACACCTTCATGTGGGTCGGTGGCGGGATCAATGAATCTCCGTCTATCTGGGCTTTTGCTGGCAACTCCACGCAGAAAATATCCTCGGTGGCGATAGACTTTATCCTGAAGTCTCTGACCAATGACCAACTGGCGAATATCTATTCATGGGCCTACAGCCAGAATGGCGCGTATTTCGTCGCGTTTGCGCTGCCTAACTCGACGCTGGTTTATGACCACGCCTCAAAGCGATGGCATGAGCGAAAGTCCTACTATGACAACCAGCTTTTCGGGTATCGCATTTCTGGTATGACGCAAGCCTATAACCACGTTTTCTGCGGCGATCAGATTGACGGGCGCATTGGCAAGATCAACCCCGATCTGTTTACAGAGTATGGGAATAACATCATTCGCACCGTTGCGACGCAGCCTTTCCAGAATAATATGCAGTCAATCTTCGTTCCGTCGATTGAGCTGACCGTTGAATCAGGCGTAGGCAATACTGATTCGGTTGATCCGGTGATTGCGATGGATAGAAGCAATGACGGGAAAACGTGGTCGGATCAAAGACTGAGGAAGATCGGAAAGGTCGGTGAATATAATCGTCGCGCTATCTGGAGGCGCAATGGCAGAGCGAGTCGTTTTGAAGTGTTCCGGTTCACGCTTAGCGATCCGGTCAAGCCAGTGATTATCCAACTTACCGCCGACATTATCCCTGGTGCCAAATGAGTACAACACCACGCCTGAATGCGGCGCAACCGATCATCGAGGCTAATGGCACGATGACTCAAGTCTTTAGGACTTGGACGCTTGATGCCTCTTTGAGCATTCCTATCATCGGCACAGGAAGTCCTGAGGGTGTTGTTACTGCAAGGCAGTACAGTCTTTATATTGATTCCACTGGCGCGGCTGGTTCGATTGAATACCGAAAAATGCTTCCTGACATTGGCGGGGATGTGACTCAGGGATGGAAATTAGTGTAAGAGATGCAAGCGATGCTGAGGCATTGGAGATTCTGAACGAGCCTTCCGTAAGAAGGTTGATTCAGTTTGACCCGATTGGCATCCATCCTGAGTGGGCAATCCTGATGATGGATGAAAAGCTGCTGGTGCTTGTGCAGGTCAACGATGACGATATAGAGATTCACGTTGCCTGCCGTTATCGAGATCGCGGGTCAATACGCGAGACGATGAAAAAAGGCATTGAATGGTTTGTTTCAAAAGGCTTCAAAATTATTTGGACAACGGCCCCTGATTCGAGAAAAGGGTTAGTTAAACTGCTAGAATCACTGCAATTCCGAAAGTTCGGAGAGAGGTGGGTGTATGGGTATTGAGACCGCAGTATTGGGCGCTGCAATCGGCGGCGGGGCATCTTTGGCTGGTGGCGCATTGGATCGCCGTGAGGCCCGAAATGCTACTCGTAAAGCCAATGAGCTTGAAACGCAGCGAATCAACCAGGCCATGACGATGCTTGCTCCGGGCTACCAAAATGCCCAGAACATTCGAGACCAAGCAATGCAGCGCGGAATGCAGATGCGCCAGCAGGGTATGCAGCAAGGGCTTGATCTGGTTGGGCGGCTGTATAGCCCCGTTGCTGGAATGACGCAACAAGGGTACATGGATGCCCAACGTGCCTTGCTTGCCGGCCTTCCATTGCAGCGTGCGGCGATCATGGGAACGCCTATTGATTACAGCCGCTTGCAGCCATCAAGAACGCAATACGATCCTCAATTGCTTGCTGGCTTGTTCGCCGGTCAAGAACTTCCACGCGGCGGGATGTAGGAGTAAACAAAGATGGCTGTCAGCGATCAAGAGATTAGAGACTTTTTTGCGGCCAACCCCGATGCGACTGCCGAACAAGTCTATCAGGGGATGGTGCAATATAACGTCAGTCCTGAGCAGCTTTCTCGCGCAACGGGGATTGATATTAACCGTGTCCGACAAGAGTTCCTGAATCAGTCAGTTGCTCAGTCTACTGCTGGCAATGTGCCAGACGAGGCGATTAGAAACTTTTTCGCCGTGAATCCTAATGCCAGCGAAGAACAAGTTTATCAAGCCATGCAGCAATTTGGCGTGAGACCTGAACAGCTTGCTCGCGCCACTGGGCTTGATCCTGCTAGGGTGACTCGTCAATTCGGCTATCAGCAGGCTTTGGCAGGCGTGACTCCGGGCAATGCCACGGACGAAGCGATCCGCGCTTATATGGCCTATAACCCTAATATTGATCCATCCATCCTTCGCGCAAAGATGAATGAATATGGGGTAACGCCTGAGCAATTTGCTCGCGCTATGGGCCAGACCTATCAGCAGACTACAGCGCAGAATATCCCTACCGGCCAGGCTGGTTTTGAACAAGCCACGCAAGAGGGATTAGACAAGGTAATCTCCACTCTCCGAGGGGCGCAAACCGAAGCGAAAGGATACCTTGACCCCGCAATGGAGGAAGTGGCTCGCCTGTACAATCTGAATATTGATGACCTCAGACAAGCAGGCACACAAGCCAGAGGCGACATTGAGCGCACCTTTGGCTCTGCTGGTGAGATGATCCAACCCTATCAGCAGGCTGGCACAACGGCGCTTCAGCAGGAATTGGCATTGTCTGGCGCTTTGGGGCGGGATGCTTTCAATCAAGCGTATCAAGAAAGCCCCTATATCCAATTCCTGAGAGAGCAAGGCGAGCGTTCCACATTGGCTGGCGCTGCTGCTACTGGTGGCCTTGGTGGTGGACGAGTACAGCAGGAGCTTGTTCGCTTCGGTCAGGGGCTTGCATCACAGGGCTTGCAGCAGCAGATTCAAAACCTTCGCTCGCTGTCTGGGCAGGGGCTTCAGGCGGCTGGCACTGGTGCTGGAATCCAAACCAGCATGGGGACTAACCTTGCAAGCCTTGGGATGAACACGGCTCAAAATATCTCAGGCCAGCGAGGCGCATTGGCTGGAGAGCGTAGCCAATACGGCACAAATTTGGCGAATCTCGCCACTTCCACTGGTACAAATATCGCAAACGTACAAGGCACAGCGGCTAGAGACGTAGCCCAGCAACGTGCTAGGGCTGGCGAGCTTCTGGCGGCTCAGATTGGCGGAGCTACAGCAGGGCTTGAGGGGTACGCTCTAAACCAAGGCAATGCCCTTGCAAGCCTTCTGGGCGGGTATGGTCAAACAGGGCTTAATCTTCAGCAGACCTACACAGCCGACCAGATTGCGGCCATGCAGAACGCTGCCAATCAAAGGGCAATGTCAGCAGAGGAATTGGCGGCTCGGCAGTCTGGATTGCTTGCAGGTCAGCAATATACCCCTACCCCGCAAACAAACTACGGGCAGATGATTGGGAATGCCTTGAATTCTGCGGCACTGGGTTATCAGCTTGGTGGCGGCAATCAGGGCTGGCAGCCCAGCAATGCTGTCAACACTGTCGGCCCAGCACTTCATGGATACGGCGCTCGCACAACAATCCCAACTGGTCAGGTCAGCACAGGAATTCCGGGCTATCCTTCGTTCAACGTCCTGAATCCCACAAATCTCGCTTCTGCTTTGGGCGGCACATATCGTTTTTACGGGGGTTAAGATGGCTCAAGACATTGGTTTGCTGCTGAGAGGGTTGGGCGCTGCATTCTCCAACACCGTCCCGCAATTTCGTGACCAGATGCTGCAAGAAGAAGAAAACGCCTACATTCGTTCTGGGCGTGAGCGCGAAGCCCAGATGCAACGCGCTGAGATGACGCAGGCTCGACAAAGAGCCATGTACCAAGACGCAGAGTCTGCCCTGAAGCTACTTGCTGCTGGTGACCTCGATAGCGTGATTAGCCTAGGGCGTGAGCGAATCGAGCTTCTCAAGAATTTCCCAGATGCCGATCCGTCCGACACTGTTCGCATCACTCAGCTTGCACAGCTTTCCCGCGCTGGCGATCGCAATGCCTACCAATCGCTTCAGAGAGAGCTTTTAGGCGCGGTCAATCGAGGCATGGCAATGGGATACATCACGCCTCCACAAGTCGAGGAAAAGGTTTATAGGCCCGGTGATGTTGTGTTTAGGGGCGGTCAGCAAGCGTTTGCCATTCCTGAGCAACAAAAAGCTGCTGAAATTCCTGCTGCGCTTCAAACTCTGCAAGCTAGAGCGCAAGCTGCTGGACTTCGAGAGGGTACGCCTGAGTATCAAGAATTTTTCAGGACTGGTGGCACGCAAGGAGGCTTTAATATCAATGTTCCGCCAGCCACTCCGCCTTCTGGCTACATGAACGAGTATGACGAGCGCGGCAATTTTATCGGAGTGAAGCCAACCCCAGGCGGCCCCGTTGACACCGCTAGACGGCAAGCGCAACAAACGCAACAGCGATACTCTGACGTTGTTCTGGAGGACATTGGAAGATACAAGTCTATGGTATCTGGCGAATCTGCTTTTGAGCCTATCACTGGATTCACTGGTGCTCAGGTTGCAAAAATTCCAGGGACGCCAGCGTTTGATGCCTCCCAGCTTGCTGACACAATATCAGCAGGAATAGCATTTGATCGCCTGCAAGCCATGCGCGAAGCAAGCCCTACGGGCGGGGCACTTGGCGCAGTAACAGAAAGAGAAATGGACTTGCTGAAATCAAGCCTTGGCTCTATCAGTCAAAGCCAAGGGCAAGAGCAGCTTCTTGAGAACTTAAACAGGCTGGAAAGAATCTACTCTGATATTATGACCAAATTCTCGGCATATCCTTCCGCTGGTGGAATGTATAGCGATTCCAATCCTGATCCTCTGGGGATTCTTTGACTATGGATATTCAACAAATACGGCAGCAATATCCGCAATACAATTCAATTTCTGACGGCGAACTTGCTTTCCGTCTTTGGAATAAAGATTACAAAGGTCGAGTTCCGATGGGCCAGTTTGCGGACAGCATAAAACTGTCCCAACAAGGCTTCGGGGAGATGGTAGGAATTGCTCGCCAGTCAGGATATGAGCCTACCGCAGAATCTGGCTCTCCCGCTCCTATCGGAGTTTCTACCGGCGCACCTCGCGCTGCATTGCAGGGCATGACATTTGGCTTTGGTGATGAACTGGTAGGCGGAATGGCTGGAACGGCCTCTGCTGCTAGAAATGTCATGCAGGGTAGATCACCAAACCTTGCTGGTGAGGTTGAAAGATTTACAGGGCAGGAAAGAGAGAGGATTGCTCAATTCCAGCAAGAAAGCCCATCAACTGCTTTGGCTTCTGAGCTTGGTGGGGCTATAGGCGCTTCCATGATAGCCCCACCGATTAGGGGTATTCAGGGGCTTGGCTCAAAGACTCAGGCAGCCATTACCGCTGGGGCTGGCGGTGCTTTGTACGGAGCTGGAACTGGAGAAGGAGGTCTGCGCGAAAGAGCGCAAAATTCTGTTTCCGTAGCTATTCCGTCTGCTGTTTTTGGTGGCGCATTACAAGGCGCGATCAATGTTGCCCCTTCTATTGCTTCTAAGATGACGGCTCTTTTCAGGCGTCAAGCAGAGCGGCCCTCTGTAGAGACTTTACGCAACATCAAAAACGCAGCATATCAGGCTGTAGAGGATTCTGGATTATCATTTGACCAAGGGCAAATTCAGGGGCTTTCCAGTCGAGCTAAACAAATTGCTGAAGAATTTGACTATGTTGACGACCCTGCTGTATTCCCAGAAACATACGCTGCTTTGAAAATCCTTGACCGGCGTGGTCAGGCAAACAAAACAACAATTGGTCAACTTGATGCAATGCGGCAAGCACTTTGGCAGCGATATAACAGAAGCCAAGGGTCTGAGCCTGCCATTGGAAGAATGATTGATGAGATTGACGATCTTATCCAAAATTACCCAGATACAAGCGACCTAATGAATGCTGCAAGGTTGGCCAATAACCAATACAAAAAAGCAGAGCTATTGGATTTTGCGATGTATAAGGCAGGGCTTCAGACTGCCGGAACAGGCTCAGGTGGTAACATCCTCAATAAATACAAGCAGGCTGTGACCTCAATTTTGACGAATCCAAAGCAGATAAGATTTTTCAACCAGCAAGAAATTGAGCAAATGGAAAATCTTGTCAGAGGCAATATTTCAGAAAATGCACTGAGAAGAATTGGCAAACTCTCTCCAAGCGGAAATGGACTTATGCTTGCTTTGAATGTTGGAGCAATTGCCGCCAACCCTGCAATGGTTGGAGTTACTGCGGCTGGAGCTGCCGCAAAGGCTTTGGCCGATCGCTCAGGCGAACGAGCAATGCAAGGGCTTCTAAACACTGTATCAGGCGTACCGCTTAGACCGGCTCCGCAGTATACTGCTGGGACTGGAGCTGCTGCCGCATCAACTACAGCACAATTGCAGAGGTAAATCATGGCCCGTTTCGGCTCGCTGGACACACAATACTTTGATGACGCTGGCGATCCCCTTGTCAGTGGGAAGATTTACTTCTACGAGTCTGGCACGACTACTCCGAAGGCCACATACGCGGATGTTAATTACACAATCGCTAACTCCAATCCGGTGATTCTTACCGCTGCTGGAAGACAGCCCAATATCTTTTTTGAGGGCGTAGCAAAAGCAATCCTCACCAAGTCTGATAACACGCAGATTCTGGTGCGTGATCCGGTCGGTGATACGGCCTCGACATTTGGTAATGCCTGGATCGCGTCTAAAGATTACAACGCTAATGACGTAGTACAAGGCTCTGATGGCGAGTTCTACGTCTCTCTGATTAACGGCAACGTCAACAACAACCCTGTCACCACAACAGGTTCGTGGACATTCCTGTACTCGGTGGAGTGGAACGCAGGAACGACATACAAGCTCGGCTCTGTGGTGACGTATCAGACGATTGTTTACCAGTCTCTCCAGAACTCTAACCTGAACCAGAACCCGTCTACAGCCACGACTTATTGGGTGCCGATTCAGTTGGTGTGGTCGTCTGCTACGACATACGCGATCAACGCAAACGTGGTGGGGACGGATGGCATTCTGTATACCTCGCTGCAAAATGCTAACACCAATCACACTCCGGCCAGCTCTCCTTCATGGTGGGTAGGAACTTCTGCTGCTGCTGCTTCTAGTGCTAGTGCTGCTGCCTCTAGTGCTAGTGCCGCTGCCACAAGTGCTTCAAACGCCGCCACAAGTGAATCAAACGCGGCTGCTTCTGCTTCTACTGCTTCGACACAGGCTACCAATGCGTCCAACTACGCAAGCGCAGCAAGTACCAGTGCCACCAACGCATCAAACTCGGCTAGTGCTGCAAGTACCAGTGCTTCTAATGCGGCAACAAGCGCATCAAATGCTGCGGCTAGCTATGATCTTTTTGATGACAGATACCTCGGCGCAAAGGCATCTGACCCGACTGTGGACAATGACAGGAACCCGCTTGTCACTGGTGCGATGTACTTCAATACCGTCAGCAACACGACTCGGATTTACAATGGTTCTGGCTGGCAGGATAGCGCGGCGATTGCGACAAGCATTAACCTCGCCTCCCAGGTAACAGGGACTCTCCCAGTAGCCAATGGCGGCACCGGAGCCACGACGCTCACTGCCAATAACGTAATCCTTGGCAACGGTACAAGCGCAGTTCAGTTTGTAGCACCAGGCACCAACGGAAACGTCCTTACCTCGAACGGTACTACATGGTCATCCACTGCATTGCCTGCTGGCGTTTCACTGTCTGCTGATAACACTTGGACTGGAACTCAGACGTTCAGCGGCACAAGCGCAAAGTTTGGCGTGGTGCTTTCTGACGCGGCTGAAACTGCCACTGTATCGGCTACTGCTGCAACAGGCACGATCAACTACGACATCACGACACAATCTGTTCTGTACTACACATCAAACGCTTCTGCCAACTGGACGGTAAACTTCAGGGCTTCCAGCGGCACGAGCCTGAACACCGCATTGTCCACTGGTCAGTCCACAACCGTTGCTTTCCTTGTCACCCAAGGATCCACGGCCTACTACAACAACGTGGTGCAAGTGGATGGCACTACCTCTGGTGTCACTACGCGCTGGATCGGTGGCGCTCCTACTGCTGGCAATGCAAGTGGCATCGACAGCTATAGATACCTGATAATCAAGACCGGAAGTGCCACGTTCACCGTGTTGGCCTCAGTTACTCAGTTCAAGGCGTAAACCATGCCATTACAAGAAACCAGCGGGTCTGCAAGTTACGATGCTTTCGGTGGCGGTGCTGCTGCGCGGGTATTTATAGAGGAAGTTTTCTCAACCTGGCTCTACACTGGCAACGGCTCTACGCAGACCATAACCAACGGGATTGATCTGTCTGGTAAGGGTGGACTGGTTTGGATTAAGGGAAGAACCAATACCGAGTATCATCAGTTTATTGATACGGTGCGCGGCGGGACAAAGTATCTGCAATCAGGCTCTACTGCTGCTCAATTAACAGACACCGCAACTACGTTCAACTCTAACGGATTCACGCTGCCGGGTGACGTTGGGGAAGTTAACAGCAATGCTATTCTTTTCGCCTCATGGACATTCCGCAAGCAGGCAAAGTTTTTTGATACTGTGACGTATACGGGGGATGGCTCCAATAGAACCATCTCCCACAACCTTGGCAGCGTCCCCGGCTGCATCATCGTCAAGCGCACGGACACCACTGCTGCATGGGCTGTATACCACCGCAGTCTAGCGAATACTGAGTACATGGTGCTCAACACCACTGCCGCAAAAGCAACCGGCACAACATACTGGAACAGCACCACTCCGACCTCAACAGCGTTTTCGCTCGGAACGGCCACTGATGTCAACGCCTCTGGTGGCACATATGTCGCCTATCTATTCGCCCATGACGCAGGCGGCTTTGGTCTGTCTGGTACGGACAATGTGATTTCGTGTGGGTCTTACACAGGTAACGGTAGCTCAACCGGGCCTGTTATTACGCTTGGGTGGGAGCCTCAGTGGGTTCTTATAAAGAATGCATCTGATGTCGGCAACTGGGTAATGTCAGATAATATGCGAAATTGGTCAGTAACCAATGCCGCTTTGTTGTATGCAAACCTGAGCAATGCCGAGGCAACAAACACAAATACAAAACCAACAGCAACAGGATTCCAGCCTAACGACACTTCCAGTTCTGTTAACACCAATGGCGCAACCTACATCTACATCGCCATACGCCGTGGCCCGATGAAAGTGCCGACAAGCGGGACGAGTGTGTTTAGCCCAAGCGTTTACACAACAGCCCCAGCAAGCCCACTTACGGTTACTACAAACTTCCCTGTAGACCTTAGCATTTCGCAAGACATAGCAGGCTCGGTTTCGGCAGTGATAGATAGACTCCGTAGCGTCAGTGCTTCCAGTGTAAAATATTTATCAACCCAGAATACAAGCGCGGAGGGGAGCACAACAGGAATAAGTCTGCAAAACAATACCGCAATTGTAGATAGCGGATTCTGGGCGGGTTTTGCATATAAGCCTGTCTATTGGAACTTCCGCCGCGCCCCCGGCTTCTTTGATGTTGTGTGCTATACGGGGACGGGTGTTGCGGGTCTGCAAATAACGCATAACTTAGCTGCTGTCCCTGAGTTGATGCTTGTAAAAAGAAGAAATGGTATTGATAGTTGGTTTGTTTACGCAGCACCATTAGGAAACACGAAGCGATTATTTCTTGACTCAACTGCTGCTGCAGTGACCGGGGCAGAAGCATGGAATAATACAACCCCAACCGCAACTCAATTTACCGTAGGCAACAATTCTGAAGTTAATGGAGCTGGCTCTACATATGTTAATTACCTCTTCGCCACAGTAGCAGGCGTCAGCAAAGTCGGCAGCTACACTGGCACAGGCACTACCCAGCAGATCAACTGCGGCTTTGCTGCTGGCGCAAGGTTCGTGCTGATCAAGCGCACCAACTCTACTGGCGACTGGTACGTCTGGGACAGCGCAAGGGGAATAGTGGCGTCCACAGACCCATATCTCGTTTTGAATTCAACCGCAGCTGAGGTAACCACTACAGATTGGGTTGACACTTACTCTGCTGGATTTGAGTTAAGCAGCGCAGCAGGTAACAATGTCAACATTAACGCCGCCAGTTACATTTTCCTGAGTATTTCTTAGGCATGACAAAAGACAAATTTAGGCAGGGGTATACTAGGAGCAAGGCAGATGCCAAGCGTAGAGGCATAGAATTCCTATTCACTTTTGAAGAATGGAAGCAATGGTGGGTTAACACTGGCAAATGGGAGTTGCGTGGCCGCAAGGCTGGGTGCTTCCAGATGTGCCGCAAGAGCGATGTGGGGCCGTACAGCCTTACTAACGTATACTGCGACACAATTGAGGCAAATAGCAGTTTGCCTCATTTAGGAACAACTAGGTCACAAGCGTGGGCAGAGAAGATTGGCGGTTCTTTGAGAGGCAAGCCGAAAACAGGAGGGCACGCCAAGGCTTTAGCTTTATCAAGACTTGGGAAACAATACAGTACCCCTGCTGGGGTATTTCAAACGTCCGCAGAATGTGAACACGCAACCGGTGTTAAACGTGCAACCGTCATGTGGCGCTGCAAGAATAACTATCAAGGCAATTGGTCTTACGCGTAGAGGTAACTATGGAAATCCGTCTCAGATCAACCGGCCAAGTGATGCTCGAAAGCGAGCTACGCCAGTGGGCAAAAGACAACAACGGCCCGTCATGGGGTATCACTACCGATGAAGTATTGGAGGCGCTAGGAGCTGATCCAGTGTTTGAAGGAGCACAGGCTTCTGGTGGCACTGTTTATCAGTACAGTCAACGAAACGGTGTCGAACAGATTGACGGCAAGTGGTACACGAAATACATCCTTGGCCCGATCTTTACCGACACTGCCGAAGCCACAGCAGCCCAGCAAGAAGCCGCTTACAAAGCACAGAAAGATGCAGAGTTTGCCAAGAACGCTAGGGATACCCGTGACCGCCTGCTTTCAGAAACTGACTGGACGCAGGTCGCTGATGCTCCTGTCAACAAAGCTGCATGGGCCGCTTACCGTCAGGCTCTGAGAGACATCCCACAACAATCTGGATTCCCTATCACGATCAACTGGCCTGTGAAGCCGTAAGGAGCCGCCGTGGACTACCAAGTTCTCTTTAATGTCGCGGTGACCGCCGCTGCTTTCTTCGGCGGCTGGATTCTGTCCCGAATCTACTCTGCGATTGACCGGCTGGATGATGATGTGCGTGACCTTCCTAAGGTCTACGTCTCAAAAGACGATTACCGCGAAGACCTGAGAGAGATAAAAGACCTGCTTGGTGCGATCTTTAATCGACTTGACCATAAGGTGGACAAATGAGCGAAGAGAATCCAGAACGCTGCGAGACAGCGAAAGAGGTAGCCGGTAAAGCAATCGGCAAGTACGGTCTGGCTTACATCACAGCTATCGTCCTTATCGGTGTAGGCTCTAGCTATTTCCTGTCTGAATCTGCAATCACCGCCGTGATGACGATGGTCGGCGGTGCGCTTGTCGCCCTAATCAATATGATGAATGGGATTGCCGGTACGGCTGAGAAAGAAGAAAAGCCTGAGTTTCAGGTCATCCAGCACCTCATCGCTAAACTCGCCGAGAAAGAGCCTCCGATGCGCGTCGATGTTGAAAACGGCAAAGTCACTGTACGCAAGGGTGATGATGTCACCGAGTTGAAGTAGAGGTGAGCCATGCTCGACCCAGTCTCAGCTATGGCAATCGCCACCTCGGCCTACAATGTTCTTAAAAAAGGCATCGAGGTAGGTCGAGAACTGGAGGATATGGGCGGGCAATTGGGGACATGGTTTGGTGCAATTGCTGACGTAAAAGCTGCTGACGAAGAAGCCGCTGATCCACCTCTTTTTAGGAAAGTTTTTGCTAAGTCCTCTGTCGAGCAGGAAGCAATTGAAAACCTCATGCGGCGAAAGAAGATCGAGCAGCAAGAGCGTGAACTGCGCGAGATGATTGTCTACAGATTCGGGGTTGATGCCTATCGAGACATGATTAAAGACCGGAACACTATTCGTGACGCACGAAAAAAAGCAGTCGATGCTCGAGCCAGAAGAATCAAGAAACTTGTATTGAACGCTGTCGCTATCGCGCTCATCGCGCTGATTGTGGCGATTCCGATTGTCGCAGCAATAATTATCATGAGGATGTGACTATGATGACATTGGTTTCTACATTGCTTGGCTTTGCCTCTGGCGGCTTGCCTAAGGTCTTAGACTACTTCCAAGACCGTGGTGACAAGAAGCACGAACTGGCGTTGATGGCTATGCAGCGCGAGCGTGAGATTGCTCTGGCGAAAGAGGGCTATATCGCCCAAGCTAAAGTTGAAGAAATCAAGACAGATCAAATAGCCATGCAGACTCAGGCTCAAGAAAGAGTCGCAATGTACAAACATGATATGAAGATTGGAGAGGGCGCTAGCACTTGGGTTATTAATCTTCGAGCAAGCGTCAGACCTATTGTTACCTATCTTTTTGTTGGGCTTTTAATTACCGTTGATGTTGCTGGAATATGGTATGCCTACTCAACCGGAGTAGCGTTTGCTGATGCAATGAATCTTGTTTTCTCAGATGATGAAATGAGCATACTGGCTGCGATTATCGCTTTCCATTTTGGGGGAAGGGCATTTCAGAAATGATAGGGGTTTATGCCGTTGTAAATATATTCAACAAGAAGGCTTATGTTGGCAGCAGTGAAAATATCGGCAGAAGGCTCGCCAATCATAGGTGGGCAATAAAGCATAAAAGGTTTCTTAATAGGCAGCCATACGAGGAAGATGCAAAAACTTATGGCCTGTCCGGTTTTGATTTTATAGTTTTAGCCAAGACTGAAACTATAGAATATGCAAGAGAGCTTGAAACTGCGTGGCTGGAATGTTTTATAGGCCCAGACCTTTACAACAGAAGTCAAAGCGCTGACGGGGCCACTGGATGCAAAAGGAATAGAGATTCATACGTCAGAGGAGCTGCAAAAAGAGTTAGCAATCCTGAATTCTCTGCAAAACTTTCAGCGGCCTGCAAGGGGAAAAGAAATATCGTAGCCTGCCCTCATTGCGGCCTTTTAGGCGGGGGTGGAAATATGCGCCGATATCATTTTGATAAATGTAAATTAAATGCGCTGTAACGACGAAGGCATTGATCTAATCAAGTCTTTTGAGGGCTGCCACAATCAGCCTTACCTTTGCCCAGCAAAGTTGTGGACTGTTTGCTATGGTCATGTCCTTTACCCCGAGCAGGCTAGGCTTAAAGCTGATGAACGAGCCTCTTACAAACTCAAACCTGAGCACAATAGGGTCTGGGATGCTGACGAAATTGATGCGCTTCTTGCGGAGGATTTACATCGCTTTGAGGCTGGGGTACTACGACTATGTCCTGCTTCTATTGATAATGACCGCCATTTTGCAGCGTTGGTCAGCTTTGCGTTTAATGTGGGGTTAGGGAATTTGCAATCCTCGACATTGCGAATGAAATACAATCGAGGCGACTACGCTGGCGCGGCAGATGAATTCCTCAAATGGCGCAAGTCAAACGGCGTGGTGCTTAGAGGGCTAGAGCGGCGCAGAGAGGCAGAGAGGGCGCTTTTCTTATCGTAAAAAAAAAGCCCCAGTGACGGGGCTTGCCTGTAGCTCATGCCGGGAAATGGGGAGAAACCGGCGCACAAGGCTAATGGCCTAGAAACTTCCGAAATTCTTTTCTTTCTCTATCTTCTGTCTAGTCGCTGAATCCGGTTCTAGTTCGCGTGAAAACGTGGCGGCTGGTAAAACTTCAACCTTCCCGCCGCGCTTTAGAAATTCGTCAACTTTCGCCGAAACCCAATCATGCGTATAGACGTTTTCCACTGGCTTCTGATCTGAATACAGCTTTTCGTCAATCTTCGCCATTTTCTTCCTCGTATGCGATTTCGAGAACATAGAGTTTAGCTATCTCAAACAGCCCGATAAGCTGAGAGAGTGAAAGGCTTTGGTAGTGATTATCCACAATCTTTTTGATCTCGGCCATGGCCTCTACTTCGCTTCTGAGCAAAGCAGGATGCGGTACTATCTTCCCCATTATGTTTCCCCGTACTCAAATTCCAGAATCATCTCGCAATACTGTATTGCCTTGCGGACATCTTCAGCGCCGTTTTTATTTCGATGCCTTGATATATATCTTACGACATTAGCATCCATGAACGGCATTTTATTCGCATGGATATACTCAATAGGCTGGATCGCCATGTTCTGATAGTGGCTGCCTCCTACCTGGTAGGCCAATGATCTTTTCCCCGTATCGTGATCGTCGCAAAAACCGCCAAACGGTGCGTCTTTTAAACATCCAACAATAATGCACTTCATGTTGATTCCTTGTCGATGATGGCGCGGAGTTCTTGGTAGCACTGCACTGCTGAAGCGTGTTCTGGGTATGCAAGCTCAGCTCCTTCCAGCGATTGAAACTCTCGTGAACAGCGTTCAAGCATCTCCACCGGCACGATGCGGTGGGTGACTGGGATGGCGTAGAGTTTTGTTCCGTCAGGAAGATGAATCGGTGCGACCCCGAATTCGTGCTTTATCACTGCCACCGGCTTTATTTCTTCGCTCATGTTGACTCCCGCGCCATGCGGATAATGTCTTCTCGTGTCATTTCACACCTCGATAAAAAACGTGCTCATTTATTTTCCCAACAACCTGCCCTGTACTCGCCCAGTCAGGCCGCACTCGCGTGGCGTGGTAATGCGTTGCCTCGCCTATCACTGGCGCAGCCCTGCCCTCGTAAACAGCTTGGGCAATCAACTGCGCCACTTTCCACGGCACGTAGTCTGTCGGCTGGTCTGATTTCCCATCGCAGAAAAACGAGAACTGGCACTCGTTCCTAACCTCGCCGCCCTCGTAGACCACACTGCAAGCGTCTGACGGGTAGCGCGGATCGTGCATGCGGTTCATTACCACCTGCCCGACAGCGAACTGGCCTTCTATCGGCTCCCCACGGGCTTCCCAGTAGATTGCCATGGCTATGCAGAGTATTTCGTAAAGCATTCTGAAAACCTCTCAAATGAGGTTACACGCCACATTCTATTAATGCGAGCAACCTCTGCTGGGACTTCAAACTTTGCCTCTACTATCGGCGGGTTTATGCGTTGCCACTCAGCAAGCGCAATCGGGTAGAGTTTTTCGGCTTCTTCCTTTGTGCTTGTAAATGCCAGACTCACGCCCTTTTCATACGCTCTACGCCCAACTGTTCCTTCGTGAACATTGAGGATTTTTGCAAGTTGAATGTGGGTTAGTCGGCCAGCGTATTTTTTTATGAAATCATTTCTGTCCATATCACTTACCAGTTCAGGTCAATATCATCATCAAACGGTGCAGGATTGTTGCTTGATTGCTTTGCCGGAGTCGATGCCGCTTGTCGCGCAGAACCTTCGCTCTGTACCGCAGGCTTAGAGTCAAGCATCTGCATTTCGCTCACCACGATTTCAGTGGCGTAACGCTTCTGCCCGTCCTGTTCCCAGGATCGTGTCTTGATCTTGCCCTCAAGGTACAGCTTGCTGCCCTTGGTGACATACTGGCTTATGATTTCTGCCAGCTTCCCAAAGGCAACTATGCGATGCCATTCGGTGCTTTCTTGCTTATTACCCTGCTGATCTTTCCAGCTCTCGCTAGTCGCTACGCTTAAGTTAGCCACGGCATTCCCGTTCGGCATTGCTTTCATTTCTGGGTCTTTGCCGCAGGTTCCAACGAGGATTACTTTATTAACGCCTTTCATATCAATCTCCTATAAATCACTGGTGGTAATTCTGGTTTCTTGCGTTTTTTTGGTTCGGTGTCGTTTTTGATGCACTCCCAAAAGTCTGACAGTAGATCAAAGCAAACTGCCCAATATTCGGCATCCTGATCTACCTCAAATACCTCAAAGTCATGCGGAGTCCAGCAGATAAAATGCGCTTGCTTCTTCCCAGTAATCGCCATCTGCCCTTGGACTTGCGGCATATAGTGATCGGGGATCATGCCGTACACTTCCATTGAGGCGGGGCATTTAGCCTCAATAACCCTATCCCCTGCATATCCGTCTGGCGTACAGCCAAGCCAATCGTATTCAGGATGGATCACAAAGCCTTGCTTATCCCCACAGGACATTACTAGCTCTCCGGTGGCGATCTCATAGGATAGGATGGCGTTCTTTTCGTTCTCACTGCCCCATTGGGTAGCAGCGTTACCCTGGAAACGTTCCTCGCGCCCTGTAAGCTGTCTAAACAGCTTTTGACGGGAGTCATAGCCTATGCCTATGGCTGAGGCGAAAACGCTGGCAGTGAGCCTACCAGCGCGATCAGGGGAGAGGCTCACGATAGGCGCTCTTTGGCTTCAGCAAAAACTTCGCTGTGTGCTTCGCGCTGTTCTGGGGATAGCTCTTTCCAGATTGCGCGAAGTTCATCCACGCCTATGCAGCTTTGGATTTTGTGGACAAGCATCGGATCGGTGACTCGCTCCACCTTAACTGGAGCATTTCTAGCGGCAGTATCTTCGTCCGTGTCGGCATCCTTGGTGTCGTCGATTGCCAGCAGGCCGTTGAGTGCGTACTTGCGAGCATAGCTTGATGCGGTTCCTGTAATCTGGCTTTCGTCCATGCCTTTCTTCGTTTCAGCCTCGCGGGCAAATGCCGTGGCCTGCCCAACTAGCTCGGAGCCTTTGTAAATCGTAGCTGTGGCCTTGATGTAAATCCGATCACCTGCCATTACAACATCGTCGGACAGGATCAGATGGCATTCGTGCGCGGCCAGGATAGGCTTTACAGCCTCCACAATATCCTCGCATGATCGGTATTTGTACTTTCCGAATGAGTTGTAATTACCCTTCGGCGCTTTTAGTTGTGCTTGTATTTTTTGCAGCATTGCATTCCCCTTTATTGTGGTACTTCACTCAGTTTTCTGTAGAACTCTTTTTTCTCTATCGGAGCTGGTCTAATCCCATGCTCCGCATCTATTTCATGCTGTATCGCCGGAACTTCATCACTAATAAGTGATGACGGCCAGAACAAACTACGGATTAGTGCCAGCATTACATCCACCCCATCCCTACCATGAAGCCGATTAGAACAGCGACCCCAAGGCAGGCCGTCATTGCAAGGAACTCTTTAGTTTCGTGTTTCATTCTTCACCCCTCGTAGCCGCCGGCTTGATGTTCCCGGCTTGCATCTGTTCGATTACCCACTCCACAACGTCTGTGGCTTTTAGAACCTTTCCAGTGTGTGGGTACAGGTAAAACCCTTTTGCTTCTATCATCTGTTCAAGCGTCATCTTCTTCCCCTTCTTCCTCGGAAACGTAGCAGGATTCGCAGCCTGGGTGATCTGGGTCTCGGCAATCTGGGTGCCGCGCTAGTTTTGATTCGTACTGCCTTTGGCCCAGTGTAGGCCGATCGTCAAAGAAATCATCGTAGTCAAACATTTTGCTCCCCTTTCATTATCGCCCTTGCTTTCAGGCAGTATTGATAACCAACGCGGCTATGATAATTGAGTCGTCTCAGCTGGATGGCTCGCTCTGTCGCGTCTTTGCTTCGGTTGGCCGCAGGCAAGCCATATTCCCTGATATGCCTTCTAACAGCGCAATGCCATCTAACGTACACCATCACTTCTGCTAGGCTCATATCGCTTTCCTTTCTTGTTTTGTGTCTGTATTTAAACACCAGCTATATTCTGGGTCAACACTATTTTTAACTATTTTAATCATTGCCGTGTTGACACTTAGGCCGGATAGATTATGATGCACGAAAAGGAGGGCATTATGCTCAAGACATATCGTAAGAAAGCAGGGTTGACACAAGCGGCACTAGGGGCCGAGGCAGGGGTGGGACAGGCGGCGATCAACAACTATGAGAGCCACTTCTCAGTGCCAAGTCTTAAAGTAGCAATAGCCATCATGGATGCGCTCAAAAAGCGAAAGATCAAGATGGATGTAAGGGAGTTTTTGCCGCCAGTAAGCAATGTCGAAGAAAGCGCGAACAAGTGATTGCAATCAATAAAACGGGGTAATACAATACAGCCATGAGCAGAAAAACAGAAGTTTTCACAGTGTCTTTGCCGCCAGGGATGAAAGATCGCATTAAGGAGCTGGCGGAAAAGGAAGGAAGAAACGTGTCAAATATGACCGTTATGCTGCTTGAGTATGCTTTAAAAAATAAAGCCGCCTGACCTTTGCGGGGTGACAGACGGCTTTCAACAAGGACTACATAGAGCATTGTAAGCAATGACCGATAGATTTGCAAAAGTGCCGTTATCTGTTTTGGCCGATGACAGGCTTTCCAAGATTCAAATCAAGGTTTTGATAGCCATAATATCATTTGCCAACAATGGTGAAATGAAAGCGTGGCCTAAGCGCGAATCATTAGCCAAGGTGTGCGGCTATTCAGTTGGCGTAATTAGCAGAACTACCTCTCAGCTTTGTGACATGGGCTGGCTTAGCAAGTGCGGTAAAGGCGGCTTTTCACAGTCTTGCACCTATATCATTACCATTCCCGAATCAGTAACCGTTACCGAACTAGATACCGTTACCGAACTAGATACCGTTACCGAATCAGTAACCGTTACCGAATCAGTAACCTCAACGGTGCCCGAATCGGTAACCTCAACGGTGCCCGAATCGGTCACACGCAATAAACTGATAATAGAACAGACCAATGAACAGACTAATAAAAAACATAGGCTCACGCCTGAGTTTGATTACTCAGATCAGTTTGAGGAATTGTGGAAATCTTGGCCTTCTGGGTTTGGAGACAAGGGAAGCAAGAAAAATGCCCTGTCTGCTTATCTCAAGCTAAAGCCAGATACACATACCCACGAAGAAATGATGAATGCTTGTGTAGCGCAAGCAATGGATAAGTCATCAAGAATATCCGCTGGATTGTTTGCTCCTAGTTTCCCTCATGTCGAACGCTGGATAAAAAATCAGAGGTGGAAAGATGAAATCAGTAGGATCAATTTTGTCAACGCTAAACCAACCAGAGAGCAGCGAATCGAGCGAGCATTCGAGGAAGCATTCGGAAACACCGACGACAGAACAATTGAAGGGGACTTTGAGACAATTGTCAGCAATGGGATTATTAAGCCCTACGATTGACACTAGCACGATCAGGACATGGCTTGCAGGGCTTCAGGACATGACGCCTGATATGCTTGCTAACGGCCTTAAAAAGGCCAGAGATTTTACTGGATTTATGAACCTTCCAGCTTTTAGGGAGCTTTGCAGATTCCAGCCAGATGACTTCGGTATACCCAATGTAAGACAGGCTTTCGACCTGATCTACAAAACGCAGTTCGGCAAGGCTGGCGACCTTGGTCACCCGGTTGTCTACCATGCCATGCGAGAATGCGGAGTGTGGGACTTGAAGAACCTCGGAGAGCAGGAAGCCTACAGAAAGTTTGAATATCACTACGATGCAATGTCAAGGCGATACATGGCTGGGGAGAAATTAGATATTCCAGTTGTCCAAGCCATACCGGAGAAAGTGGAACGGGAAAGGACTCCTCAAGAAATGGAAGAACTGAAAAAGCGCAATATCGAGGCGATGGAAAAACTAAAAGAGCTTTTCAAGTAAAGGGGAATGTTATGAACGCAGCAAACGCAGATAGATCAGAGAGACTTCAGCGAGTGGATAGACTGTTGTCAGACGGCCTCTGGCACTCAACGAGGGATATTGTGGAGAAAGCCTACGTTATGGCAGTGAATAGCTGCATCTCGGAGCTTAGACAGAACGGGCGCAATATCGAAGGAAAGTGGCAGGGGAAAATTTTTTACTACAGGAAAGAAATTGAAGCCTAGAGACTACGCTTTTGCCTACCTGTCAGCTAAGAGCAAGGATGCTCAGAAGGCCGCCTTAGCTGGCTGCCCTGTTGAATGGCAGGAGCTGGTCAAGGCTCATATCAAGAACATGAGAATTAAAGCCAGTCTAAAAAATGCCGCCCATGTATGGCGGGAGGGTGACGAAAATGGGCGAGATTAGCAGGACGGTCTCAGACGTAAAGCTGGCCGGTGGTGCTTTACAGTGGGTGTCTGAGCATCTTTTCCGAGGTCTGCAATCAGGGCCGGTGGTGATTACGCTAGGCCGAGAAGTCAGAACAGCGGAACAAAATGACAAGCAATGGCCCATGCTCAGAGATATATCGAACCAGGTTGAATGGTTCGGGCAGAAACACTCCCCAGAGGACTGGAAGGACATTCTTTCGGCAGCGTGGAGAAAGCAGCGGCTTGTGCCTGGTGTCGATGGTGGCTTTGTGGCACTAGGCGTAAGAACGTCTAAAATGAGCAAGGCTGAATTTTCCGAGTACATTGAGGCTATCTATGCCTTCGGCTCTGAAAGGTCTGTAACGTGGTCTGAGAAAGCCCTAGAGGTATATGAGACATATCGGGAGGCCAAATGAAGGACTGGGCTAGTCTGTATCACGCTATAAACAGCTTGATGACGCAGTTGATGGTCGATGGCGAGGTCAGGTCTGGTGATGAGGTTGCCAATGCGGTGATGATCGCTTTATTCGAGATCGACGGCGGGATATACGATAAAAACATGGGGTCAGATAAATCTGCTAGGAAAATAAATGACAATTAAAGCTGTTGTTCCGGTTTCTGGCGGGAAAGACTCGCAAGCCTGCCTAGTGCTGGCGGTAAAAGAGTTTGGCGCTGATAACGTGCTTGGGCTGTTTTGCGATACGAAGTTTGAACACCCAGAAACCTACAATCACGTTGATAGGATGCGATCATTGTATGGCGTCAAGATCGAAACTGTGTGCGCTGGCGCCGTGGAAGAAAAGGTTTTGAAATATAGGCGCTTCCCCGGAGGCGGAGCTAGGCACTGCACAGACGAGCTGAAGATCAGGCCCAGCAAGAAGTTTTATAAAGCGTTGGCTGAACATCAAGGCGGCTTTCAGGTCTGGTATGGCATGAGATCGGATGAAAGCCCAGAAAGGGATAAACGATACCGAGGCAAAACAAGCGCCGATCTATACGCACCGCATGATGTGCTTCCAAAATACCCAAAGTATCTGGAAGCAATTGGGGTAATGTTCAGGCTCCCAATTCTTGAGTGGTCAAGGCGCGAAGTTTTCGACCTGTTAGCAGGGCATGAAAACCCGCTATATAAAAATGGCTTTGATCGAGTGGGCTGCTTTCCCTGCTTAGCTGGAGGGGATGCCTCGAAGGAGCGCGCATTTGCGTTTGATGACTTTGGCCGCGAACAATACATCCGCGTGCAGTACATGGAAGAAATCATCGGTAAAAGCGTTTTCACCAGTAAAGGTGGAGCTACACGAAACAACCCAAGCCAAGGAAGGTTATTCGATGGGTCTGGATGCCAATTTTGCGAAATATGAAATGATGGGGGATGGACGGTGAAAAAGTCTTTAGCGGCTCTAAGAGATGAATGCGCGGTACTCCTTCAGAAATACGTCAGGATGAAAGCGGCGGATCATAACGGATATTGCGCTTGCTGGACTTGCGGAAAAATGGAGCACTGGAAAGATATGCAAGGAGGGCATTTTATCGAGCGAGGAAAGACCGCAACAAAGCTGATGGAAGAAAACGTCCACCCTCAATGCCGTGGCTGTAATATGTACGGCATGAAAAAGGCCAGTGTTGTCCTAGCTTATAGAGCGGCGATGGTTGATTACTACGGGGAGGCTTTTGTCAGCGAGCTGGAAAGCAAGGCGAATGAAGTCACAAAGCATGGCAGAGAATACCTGGATGCGTTAAAATTGGAATTAAAGAATAAGATCAAGGAGTTATCTTGAGAGCAAATGGGATGAGAATATTAGTTGCTTGTGAGTACAGCGGAACAGTCCGTGATGCTTTTATTAAGCAAGGACATGACGCAATGAGCTGCGATCTGCTGCCGACAGATGTTGAAGGCCCGCACTATCAGGGCGATGTTTTTGACATTATTGGTGACGGTTGGGATATGATAATTGCCCATCCTCCATGCACTGACTTGGCTGTATCAGGCTCCAGATGGTTTGAGAAAAAAAGGAAGGATGGCAGGCAGCAGACTGCAATTGATTTTTTTATGACGTTTGCTCGCTGTGGCATTCCAAGAATCTGCATTGAAAACCCAGTCAGCATCATGTCTACGGTATGGCGCAAGCCAGATCAGGTCATCCATCCTTGGATGTTTGGTCATCCTGAGCAGAAAGCAACCTGCCTCTGGTTAAGTGGTTTGCCTAAGCTGGTGGAAACAAAGAATGTCCGTGAACAGATGATGGCATTACCCAAAAGCCAGAGAGAGCGAATCCATTATGCTGCCCCAGGGCCTGATAGATGGAAGATAAGGAGTAAAACATATCAAGGTGTCGCTGACGCTATGGCGCAGCAATGGGGATAAAATGCGAATTGACGGCATGAACCAAGAACAATCCGACCTGTACCTAGCAGGCAAGCAGGCTCACGCAGACGGACAGAGCAAAGACGCTTGCCCTTTCCCGATGCGTAAACAATGCTGGTGGCTGGCAGGATGGATAGACGCGGACATTGAATCAGGCAAAACAATATGGGGACATCATGGAAACTCTAATTAACTTGATCCACCAGTGGGGCGTAGACCGACAGATCATCGGCAACGGCAAGCTGGAGACCCAGTGGCTTAAACTGATCTCCGAGTTTGGCGAGATGGCGGACACCCTGGCTAAAGGCAAAAGCCCCATAGACGATATAGGCGATCAGATCGTGGTGCTCGTGATGATGGCTGGCATTACTGGGAAGATTCCCGAAATTAAGTCTGCGGCTGCGACTACAAAGCCGGACAGCCTAGACGTTATGACTCTCACGGGGATGCTCTGTACCACCTACGCGAGTCTTAGATACTTTGGAAATCAAACTGGAGGACGATACTACGACGCGCTCAATCAATTGGGCGGGATCGCAGTCAAGAATGATCTGACCTTGTATCAGTGTGTCCAACACTCATACAACCAGATCAAAGACCGAAAGGGCTATCTCAACGAAAAGGGCGTATTCGTCAAGGAGGAGTAATGGCTACTTGCAACGAAATCACC